GTATACCAGATCCGCACCCGTGGTGGAGAACGGAGGCCGCCGACGCGTTCGTGGAGCGCGTTGCGTCCTGGGGGACTGACCACGAGCTCGCGCGCGCAATCGCGCGGATCGCTGACGACACGGACGAAGCGGATGCCATCTTGGCGTTCATTGACGAGTATCGTCGGGCTGCAGGGCGTTAGCCGCCGCACCAGCGCCGACCGTCGCCGCGAGCGGTGACAGCAGGGGCTTCTTGCCGCGCACGAAGTCGAGCAATGCCTTGGTGGGCGTGCCGCCGAGCGTGGCGGCGGTCTTCTGCAGGCGGCCCTCGACGGCACCCATAAAGGATGTCGGTAGCGAGCGCAGCCCCGTGACGCGCCCCCCGCCCACCCACAGCGCCGCCTGCAGCTGCGCGGGGCTTATGCCCATCTCGCGCGCCAGATCCTGCTGGAAGCCCTCCAGGGCGGCGTAGTGGTTGGCCTCGGGCACGTCCTTCCAGGCCTGCGGTATTTCCAGCATCTGGTCGATCGTGAGCCGCCCCGATTTGACCTCATCGCGCCAGTTGATCTTGTCGCCCTTCTTCACCCCGATCGACGGGTAATTAACGTCCGCCGTCTGCGTCGTGTTGAGGAACTCGGGGTCTTTCGACAGCATGCCGATCAGGCGCAAATTGTGCTTGTCCACCGTTACCGGCTCCTGATTGCCACTCAGATTGGCGTCGAAGCTGGCGCGCTTCGGGCGCATCTCTGGATCGAGCGGATTGCCGCCGGCAATGTCGCGGTAAGCGCCGTATTGCGCGCCCTGCATTTTGTGCCCGTAAGGGCTTTCTAAATCGATTGGCGTCCACTTCTTGTTAGGAAGTTGCTCCCCCTGCACCGGGTTTCCCTGTCGCTCACGCACGTTGTAGTAGCTCGCGGTCCTAATGTTCTGGCTCACGTCGGACCCGGCCGAAACGGCGCCAACCGTGCGCATGTATTTAGCAAACGTGGCGTTGCCTTCCTCTGGTCCCAACTCGGTGACAAACGCCAGGCGTAGGGGCTCGGCGTTGTACCAGTAGGCGCCGCCGGTCTTCAGCCCCGCCTCTGCCACCGTCCGCAGCTTAGCGCGGATCTCGGGATCGGTGGTGGCGTCGATGATGTGCGGCGGCAGCCCCTTGCGGCGCCCCGCCTCGGGATCGATGCGCGACAGCGGTTCCTGCGGGACATCCGGCACGCGCCAGGTATCGGACAGGTCGAACACCTGGCCAGGCCGCACTGGCGAGCCCGATTGGACCAGGCTCTCGGGCACCGGGCCGGTGTTGGTCGACGGCACGATATCGTTGTAGGCCGGCAGCCCCAACGCCTCGAGCGTCGCGTCCGCGTTGGAGCCCATCCGTCCCGCCATTGATGTTGCCACCCCGCCCCGCGTCTGAGGGGCCGCCCAGATGGCAGACCGCACTGGCGGGTTGTTGTGCCCGATGCCGAAAACCGGCGGCTCGCCGGGTGGCGCCGGAACGCTAGGATCGATCGTCTCGTAGCCCGGGCCGATGCGGCGGTAGCGCGCGCCGGTCGTCCCCATCATGCCGAGCGCCATGGTCGGCGCCACGTCCTTCGCGGTCTCTATCGCCTGATGCGCCGCAGCTATATCCGAGGCCATGACCGGCGAGCCGTCCTGCCGCATAAACGCGACCTGATCGTATGGCCCCCGCGGCATACTCAGCGACTGCTCGCCCAGGCTCTGCGTGCCCACGGGGTTGGACATAGGCCAGATCGATGGCTGGTCGCGTTGATGCTTGGCGCGCATCGAGGCGAGCCAGTCCACCAACGGGTCCACAACCGTCGGCGTCCCGGTATCCGGCAGTGTTGCTGTAGCCGGGTCATAGGGTGGCGCAGGCGCGCGCCCCAGCGGGTTGTCGCTGGTGCCGTAGGGGTCGCCATACTGGAGCAGGTTGACCGCCATCGATCACTGCACCGTTGCGGGCGCCGCGGACGCGTCTGGGGCCGGCGGCGCCATGCGGGCGGCCAGATCCCCCTGCACGTCGGCGTGGCCCTCCAGCACCGGCTGCAGGCGCGTGCCCAGCATGTCCTGCACCATATTCCGCACAATCACCTGCAGGCTGTGCGGATCGATCGTCCCCACCGCGGCCAGGCGCCTGGTTTCGGCGTCGTAGTCTTTGATCTTCAGCTCGTCGTCCTTGTCCTTGGCCTGTGCCTGCAGCTGGGCGACTTGTTGCTTGAGCTGTGCCACTTCCTGATCGGCCTGGCCGAGCAACTGCTGGGCGTGCTGGGTAACGGCCTGCACCTGCGGATCTGGCCCGGCCCGGTATTGCGGCGGCAGCCCCCGCTTCAGCCGATCGGCCAGCTCATCGGCGCCGGGGAAGTCCGAATTGGCCGCCCAGTAATCCCCCACGATCTGAAACGCCGCCGGGTTCTGCTGCATGATCTCACTGAATGCATTGGCCGCCTCTTGCCGCTGCGTGCCGTACGCCGGCCCCACATCAGCCTCGACGTCGTATTCCCCGATCAGCGGGTTGAAAATGATGGCAGGGTCGGGCCGGTTCGGATCTTCCTGCGCGGCATCGGCCTGACCTGGCGTGACCGGCGCCGCGCCACCGCCGGGTTGTGCCTGCACCTGCTGGTGTGCCTCGGGGGCGTCAGGCGCTACCAGCACGCGGCCCTCGCTGCCGTCCTCGGCCAGCGTCAGCACCACACGGTGGGTGTCGTATACTTTAGGGATGAGATCCAACAGGATACGACCGATCTGCCTAATCCCTTTGGCTTGATTGTCGATGTAGTGATACGTCGCAGTATCGCCCTGCCGTTGCCGCTGCTGTATTGCGACGCCGCTGCGCTCGTTGGACGGCATGCCCATCTCGGCCTGATACTGGCCGGTGACCGACATCAGATCCTGCCGCGCGATGGTCATGCCCTGGATGTAAGCCTGCGCCATCTGCGGCGGCTGCTCACGCTCGGGCCGCTGGATCGGGTTGCCCTGCTCATCGAGCGGATTATAAAGCAGCACCGACCAGTTCTTGGTATTGGCGGTGGCCCACTGTTCCTCGCGTCCCTCGATCGCATCGGCACGCGCCACGTAGGGTGACTTCGTCTGCAGTGCCACTTGCTCGACGGCCGCACTGGCCCAGTAATTATAAATCCTTTGCGCATCTATCTGCGCCCGCGTGTGGCCCTTGCGATCCATCTCGCCGGCCACCACGGTTTCCTCACCGAGCCACGGCACGATCGGGATGTATTTGCCCAACCACTCTTCGCGATCGACGATCTTGTCGCCGGCAAACTTGAACCACTCGACAGTGCGTTCCTGCACTTCGCGTGATTTGGTGATCAGCCCCTTGACCTGATCGCGCAACTCGCTTGGGATCTCATCATCGCGCACCACGGTGCCGTCGCGCAGGCGGTGGATGGTGCTGCTGGTGATGACCACGCGCCAGTATTCGGCAATGCGCACATGATCCCGGTCGTTCCAGCCATCGGTATGATCGAGCGCCGCTGGAGCTGCCTGGTCCTCTTTGCCGTATTCGTCTTCATAGCGCGACCGCTCGATGTCCTCGAACACGAAGGCAAACATCGCGTCCGATTTGTCATACAGCTCGCAGTCCGGGTCCATGTAGATCGTGCGGGGATCTTTCACCCGCTTAATGAACAGCTCGAGGTCAAACGACTGATCGTTGACATAGCCGGTGTCGACTCGACAGTAGCCGATGCCGCTTTCGACCTGGTGGTATGTCGCGGTGGCGTAGGCATCGACGGCTTTGGATTGATACTCGATGCGCCGGATGATGCCCGAGAACACCTGCGCCGCTTCATACGACGCACGCCCACCGGTAGGCGTTACCTTGATCTGCGCCTTATGCTGTCTCGCGTCATTGATCACCTGCAGATTATGCTGCCGCACCTGGTTGTAGGTGAGGCATGGGCGGGCGCCGCGCTCGGTGCGCACGTTGGTGTCCCACTGCCACGCGTTGAGCGGATCGCCGTTGGCAAATTTGGTGTCGAACAACGCACGGTCGCGCCACGCGCTTTCCCACGTCTCGCACCGCTCGAAGCGCTCCTTGCCCTCGCGCAGGATCTCAGCGTCGCCGGATTGTGGGCGTCGGGCCATCAGGTTTCCTGCAGTTCAGACGGCAGTGGCGGCAGGGTGTGGGCGCCGGGTCGTAGCGGCTGCGGGCGTGGCATCTGCTGCGCTCTGGCCACCTGGCAATCCACGGGCGGCGCCTTAGGTAGTGGCGGCAGGTCCAGCGCCTGGAGTTGCTTTCCGACGCTGTATTTGCTGCGCCCCAGCATCCTGCCGATCAGCACAGGGCCGAGGCCATTGGCGCGGAGTTGCCGCAACAGCGTGCGCTCCTCATCCGTCCAGGGAACGCTCACCACGTGCTTCATGCTGGCTGGCATGGCGGCTCTCCGCTGTGCTAGGATCGGTCCCGCGATAAGTCCGAGAACCTCAAGCGCCCCGTATCTCCCCGTGAGTGCGGGGCTTTTCTTTGGGCATGCGAGGTGGTCAATTGTGGCATGGCTCGAAATTGGCCGCGAAATACGCAGCCGCCACCAGCCACTGATCGCCATGGTCCTGCGGGTTACGCGCGATCATATCGCCCGCCTTCGGTGACCCCGCAGCACGATCCGGCTTGGAAATGCTGACGTCAGCGAGCACCTCGCCTGGCTCATAGGGGCGCAACTCGGCAATCTGGCTGCGGCGATAGGGTTTGAATTGTGGCAACTGGCACCTGACTGGGGGTAGCTATCGGTAATGGGCATTTTGAAGAGTAGGAGGCGGTCAGATGTTCGATCCTCGCCGACAATGCTGCTGGTGCGGCAGCGCCAATTTCCGCGGCGTCACCGGCTATGCTGGCGAGCGTCAGTGCCTAACCTGCGGCTGGGGCGGCGACGGGGAACCGGACGTGCCGTGCATGTTCTACAAGCTGATCCGGCGTGAGGGGCAGGTTGAATGGACGACAACCGAGTGCCGGTTCTACGGTTAACAGCGTTTCCACCCGGATACGGTCCCTACGAACGTTGGGAGCTGACGGTCGAGGAGACCGGAGAAGTGCTCGCGAACGGCCCTGCGCCCCCGGACGCAGAAATCATCGGGGTAGCCGCCGACGCGTATCGAGCCCGGGTCCGCCGAGGCTTCGGCGTTTAGGCAGATGAACGACGAAAACGACCGCGAGGCCGCGTGGCTGGCGTATCAGGAGAACCTCGGCAACCGCACAGTCGGCGAGGAGGCCCTGGCCGAGCGATCGTTCAAGGCTGGTTGGACGGCCCTTGCTCAACTGCTGGAGGCGCGCGCGGCGGCACGGCCCCCGATGGGGCCATACTGGCATCCCGGAGATGAGGCGTGAGCCAAGACCTAACCGATATCGTCACCATGATGCTGAAGGTTGACGCCAACCACGACCCGTCAGAGGCGAACGAACTGCTGTCGGCAGGAGCCCGAGAGATTGAGCGGCTCCGCGCCCGTGAGCATGTGGCGAACGATCTGCTGTCGGCAGGGGCGCGGGAGATCACGCGGCTTCGCACGGCTCTCGCTGAGATAGCCGAGGAAATGAACGCGCCAATCGTGCTTCGTGGCGGGGCGTGAGAAAGATTTTCTACCACCCAAAGGCCGAAGACGCGCCGTGCTCAGATCGGTCCTCAACAGCCCCGCTTTTAGGTTAACTGGGACCCTCGGACGCTATGACCGTTCTCCGCACCCCGTCCAAAAGCTGCCTCGACGGCTGAATTGTGTTGTGGTCCCCAACTCTCCAAAATCAGCCTTTTGAAGAGCACCCAACCGGCTCAGCAACGCCCGTGCCGCAGCCCGCTCCAGCGCGCTGGGCGCCCATTCCGGCAATACCTCGACCATACGCCCACCCAGCCCGGTGTAGTCCTTGTCCGTCGTCAGGGGCGCCAGCCCATCCGGCTTGCCATTGGCCCGGCGGGTGATCTCGCGCGCCTCGAACAGCGTCTGCCGCTCGCCCGCATCATCGCGCCAGGTGATCGCCACCATCACCGCCTCCAGGCGGTCCTCCGCATCGCGCGGCTGGACGGCGCGCTGCCGCGCCTCGAATTCTGCCTCAGTCTCACGCGGATGCCGCTCCATGCGCCGCATCCAGACTTCGCTGATGAACGTCAGCGCGTGCGCGTCGTGCGCGATGCACCAGAGCCGCACCAACTCGCGACATCGCCGCTTCTCCTCGTCGTCCGCCCATGGCGTCACGAGCACATGGGCGCCGCTGCCCTTTGTGTGGACCACAAACATCGCGGTCACCGAGCCCTTGGCGCACAGCGCCTTCTCGGCAAACGCCATATCGAAGCGCAGCTGCTTGGCCCAATCACCGCCGGCCGATTTGGGCTTGGTGGTCATGGCACCAGAGCGCCCATCGTCTTGCGGTGCATCAGCCGCGCTTCCTGTGCCGATTGCAGTGGCGACTTACCGATACCAACGAAAATGCCTGGCGGCCTCGGGATCGGCTGGTCCTGTGGGCGCCACCAGTGCAAGCAATAGGGGTGCGCGTTGATGTGGTCCGACGCCGGGACGTGGAGCTGCATGGCCGTCTCATCATCGGCAAAGAAACGCTGCGCCACATGCTCCATCTCGGCCCAGTTCGGGCAACGGTTCTTGCGGGAGACGCTGACATGGTCCCAGCCGCCCTCCGCGCTGGCGATGACCACAAGCTCACCGCGGTCGACCGGCGACGGCAGCACGAACGCGCCGCACGTCTCGTCACCGTCCCAGCCGTAGAATTCGCGGACGCGCTCGCCTCTGAGCCGGAACGCGTCAAGCAGCCGCAGATCCCTCACGACCGCGTCCCCTCAGTGCTGGTGAAGGTGACCAGCCGCACGCCGGTCACCGGGTGGTCGGTCTGCTGCGACAGCCGCATCACATCGTGCGCCAACGCCTCGAGCGCCTCCGCGGTGTCGCGCCGGCTGCTGAGCAGCGGCGTCATCCCCAGCATCGGCATGCCGCTCGCCACAATGCCCTCGGTGCCGTCCCAATACGTCGCCACCCAGCAATGCAGCTCGGTGATGTGCTGGCCCGGCGTCGGCTCGGAGTGGACCAGGGCGGCCACTATCGCCCCCGGCTCCAACGCTCGGCCCAGGCGAGGATGCCGAATATGAGCGCCAGGCCGATCATAATGCCGAGCGGAAACACAACAGCCGTCCCCCGGATCATGCCACCCTCTCGCACAACCTACGCGCATGTTAGGCTGGATCGAGCAGGGGGGCCACCATGACCACAACCACCGACTTCGCAACCTGGCTGTGCGTCCGGTGCGGCTACGCCATGGACGCCGCCGACGCCGCCGACGACAGCGATGCGGTGCCCGGCGAGGGTGATCTGTGTCTCTGCATGAACTGCGGCGCCCCCTACACGCTCGATGGCGCGGCGTGGCGGCCGGTGACCGCAGCCGAGATCGAGGCGCTGGAACCGGAAGAGCGACAGGCGATGGCCGCTGCGGAATACGCCCGGCGGCTCGCCAACCTGCCGGATCTGACCAAGGACGACGGCAAGGCGTGACCGCGTGGCCTCACGGGCACTTGCCCAGCCGCTGCTCGAGCAGCTCGCGCTGGTGCTGCAGCTCGGCGTTGATGTCGGCATACTCGCGGGTGAGCAGCGCCATGTCGTGCGAATTCTGCCAGGCCACGGTGGTGAGGGCACCGATCAGCACCGGCACCAGCGCCAACACCACCTTGAGCCAGATCGTCACGCACCGACAGTAGTGCGCTTGTCGTAGACCGACACCCCGCCATCGAGCGCCTGGATCACCTTGCCCAGACGCATGCTGGCATCCTCGAGATGACGATAGGCCAGCATGATGTTGGCCCGCGCCTCGCCGTCGGTGGTGCCGTGCTTCAGCGCCAGCACTTCCGCGGCGGTGTCTTTGATGGCGCCCCGCAGGCCGTTGATGGCCTCGATCTGCTTGTCGCTCATCACACCCGCCGCTGACGCACCAGCCCCAACCCCAGCAGCCCCAACCCCAGCACAGCCAATGATGCCGGCTCCGGCACCGCGGCAGGCGAGGCAGAGAACGTCCCCGACACGCTGCTGGTGAAGCTGCCAATACTAGTTCCAACAATGCTGAAACCTGGCGTGATGCCAGCAAACGCCAACCCCACCGCGCTCGGATTAAACAGATCGGTAATCACGTCGCTGGTGAGCGTGAGGCTATCAGGCGGCGCACCAACCGCGAGCGCCCCACCCGCGCCACTGCCGAACGTCACGTCAGCGAAGGTGCCCGACAGGTAGTTGGTGCCCCCACCGCCAATGGCACTCGTGATGCTGAACGTCCCGGAGAACTTCTGCGCCGACCCGCCAAGGATCGGTTGGGCCGCGCCAACGGACGCCGCGTTGAGGTCGAAGAACGCCGCGGTCGGGCTGCCATTCTCGATCTGGGTGATGCTGATCGACGCATCGGTGGCGCTCAGCGTCGTCGCGTCCTGCGCGCCGTTCTCAGTCGCCGTGATCGGCGTGCCGGCAGTTTGGCCGAAGCTAAGCACCACGACCGCATAGGCCGGCGCGTGGAAGAACCAAGCCCCAGCCACAATCGTGGCAATGCGCAGAGCGTGTTTCATGACGTGTAGCCCCTGTGGGTTTGTTGGTTGTGCCCGTCTCTCCGGGCTGTCGCGTCCATTCTCTCAGACGTTGCAGCCAGCGCGCGCCCGCTGGCAGGGCCTACTCGATGACTGGCGATAGCGCCCGCCCATTCCGGCCCTAACGGTCATACCCTCGGGCCACAACTGCCCTCGTCAGGGCGTCATCTTTCGCACGGCATCTCGCTACTTCGGCTGCGCGTGCGGCGGCAGCGGCATACCAGGGCGCAGGCTCGGATCGATCGCATGGTAGCTCCAGCCGTAGTTCGGCATGTAGACCAGGCACCAATACGTCCCGCCAGCAATGGGATGCTCCGGCGTACCAGGTACCTGGCCACCAGGCGGCGGTGCAATCGGGTGCGTAGGCGTCCCAGGCGCGCTGCCAGAGCCCGGTGGTAGTCCCTGATCAGGCTTGGGCGGCAGGTAGCCTCCTACAGGCGGCCAGATGGCGCCAGGCGGCGTCCCAGGCGGCGCGGGGACGATCGGGTGCGCCGGCACCGGAGGCGGCCACACGCCCAACGGAGGCGGCGGAATAGGCAGCGAGTTGTCAATGCCAGGTGGTGATCCAGGCAACTCATTGTCCGGGTAATTCAGCCCAACGCTATCCAGCGTCAAAGCCCCACCAGTCACCCGAAATGTCGGCATTAGATGTCTCCATGTGTTGATGTGTAGACGTATCCACGTCTAGTCGTATATGCGGCTTTACGTATGGCGTGCTCCACAAGCAGCCAGTCGGTCCGCCCCTCGTCCGCAAGCATGGGGAACAAGTCCCGCCACATCCCAGGCCGGCCGTTCACCAACTCAATCACCCGGATCGCCGCCGCAACCGCCTCCCCATCCGACCCAGGCACGCGCATACGCAGCCGTCTATACCTAGTTGGCATGGTTGCCATTTCGACTCGACCGTGCTGTGGTGCGACACCGCTTGGGGTGCAAGCCAGGCGTCAGAGTAGCGGGCGGTAACCGCCAGAAGCCGCCCCTACTCGCTCACCCACCGTGTCGTCACGCGACACTCACGTGACAGCAGCAATAATCACCCAGCCAAGCATCACAAGATCAAGCGCAACAATGATATAGGCGCCCGTCATGTGACAGCAGCGACGACGATGACGACGACAATCAACGCAATCTCGCCGAGGATGATGGACGGCGTCACCACTCGTTATCCTGCGTCGAGCGGATCATCGCGATCACCAGGATCGTGCAGACCAGCAGAGCGAACAGTCCTAGCCCGACAAGGGTCCAGAACAACATCGGCGTCCACTAGAACCTGCCGCTGAACAGCAGGAACAGCACCAGCACAATCACGATGAGGCCGAAGCCACCGAAGGCGCCCCCACCATAATAGCCCTGCGAGTGACCCCAATAACCGCCCCCAAGGCCACCGAACAGCAGCACGATGACGATGATCAGCAGCAGCGGGCTCATCGCATGCCTGGCCCCTGGATGGCGAAGCCGAATACCGCCCAGCCGAGGATGAACAACAACACGAACAGCCAGACACCGTTGAACCGCCCAAAGTTCGGGTTGTTCGCGTAAGGCCCCCAGTAGCCGGCGAGGTAGAACACGACGGCCAACAGCATGATCAGCCAGTAGATGAAGCCTATGGGCATCGCTGCGGTCCTCCGGACGGAGGGGTTATCAGGCGACCGTGACGCTGTTACTCATCGGGGCCGCGGTGCTGCCTTTGGGATTGGTGGCGGTGACGATGCACGACGCGCTCTTGCCCACATCCCCCGCCTGCACCGCATAGGTCGCCTCGGTCCCGCCGTTCGCCACGCCGTCCATGTGCCAGGCGTAGGCATAGGATGCGGGCTCACCATGCCAGTTGCCCATGGTGCAGGTGAGCGTGGCGCCGGCTTGCTGGGCGTGCGGCACGTCCACCACGGTGGGCGGCCCCTGCGCCGCGGTCATGGCGGCAAGCAACGCGCCGATCTCTTTGCTGTGCGTGCGGTCGCCATTGAGCCAGTCGGCGGCGAGCCACATCAGCAGCTGCTGTTGATCGGCGGCGGCGTCGCGTGGCTGGGCACCCTTGGCGCCGGCCTTGGTGTTGGACGCCGACGTGCCGTGCTGGGCCTCATGCTTGTTGGCTGCTGATGTGCCGCTCATGGTGTGGCTCCCTGTTGCATCGATAAATCCGAATACCCTGGCGAGGAAATTGCCCTCAGGGTCCGTCAAATACTCATCCACCCGGTATCCGCCCCGTGGCCCTGATACATGGCGCGGGGGCCGGCACCAAACTGGTTGCGGATGATGTTGGACCCCGTACTGGCCCCCTCTTCGCGCACGCCGAGGCACAGATACCGCATGGCATCCGATCCATGGCTCGCGTGGTCATGCACCGGGCTTGCTCGCCACGCCTGCGCCTGTTCATTCCACTCGCGTTTATAGTGTCTGAGCGCATGAATGCCGCGGGCGCACTTCGTGGCATCGAACCAGGCCTTGGGCAGGATCATGCGGACGGCGTTGATGCCATCCGCCACACTGTGCGCCTTGATGACCCGTGTGGGCCTGATCCCCAGCCCATGCATCGTCTCGGTGCGGCTTTTCCCTGATCCCAGCTCTTTGACTTTGGCGTCATGCGGCAGCAGATGCTTCTCGTAGACATACGGGCGGGATTGCAGCAGCTGCGCGTAATGATCTAATCCAGCACCGCTATCCTCGATGTAGTCAATAATGCGCCACTCGCCGCTTTTCGTCACTTGGGCGAACCAAATGGCCGTGCTGTCATGCACACCCAGATCCCACGCCGTCCAGACTTTCAGGCTTGGATCGTGCGGGACTGATGTGATCCTGCCATCCCGTAGTAATGTGTCCATCGCGCGGCCGTAGTATGATCCGCTATTCGGGCTTGCGAATGAGCATTCTAATTCCTGCGCGAATTCCTCTTCCGTCATCTCGGCGCGCAGCCGCTCGATCGCCTCGGGCGTCAGCGCATCGGTCTTGGTGTAGTCCAACAAGTATGCCGAATAGCCTGGCGTGGTGGTCGCTCGATTGTAGGCGGCCTCGAGCAGTCCGTTGCCCTTCGGGGTGCCGCTGCGCACTAGCGTGCCATTGCGATCGGCCAACATAGGCTCAATAACGAGCGGGACCATACTGGGTGGCGTATCGTCGAATTCATCGATAATACATTCAATGGCCCCGCCACCGCGCCACACGTCTTGATTATCCGCACCGCCGCACTGATACGTGCCGCCGTTTGGCAGTTTCACGCTCATTTCACTGCGCCTGACTGCTGCGCCCGGTATGGCGTCCGCGGCGCGCACCAAATCGTCCCACAGGCCCGTCCGCTGCCACTGCACGCCGAAGGGCAGGATGTGGACGACCCTGGGGTTGGGCCATTTGACTTCCGTGAGGCAGCGCTTGAGCCCGCGCCACATCAGGGCGGTGCTCTTGCCGGCCCGGCGGTGGACGACGGCGACAATTCGCTTCGCGGGGTCATCGATCAGCGGGATCTGCCAGGGGCGAGGGGCGAAGGGGATCGATATCGTCTGGCGCGGAGGCCTTGGCGCCTCAGGCGCCTTCGGCGGGGCTATAGGGGGCGCTGGTGGCGTCTGAGGCTGTGCCGCCTGTTGGGGCGGGGCATTCTGGACGGCCTCTGTGGGGCTGTTAGCGGGCTGTGGTGGGGGCGTTTTGGGTCTAGCGGGCTGTGGGACGCCCTTACGGACTGGCGATTTGGCTGGTTTGTACGATTTAGACCCCTTCGTGTACGATTTGGCCGATTTGGCGTTAGATCCGCTCACCGACGCGCTTTCCGACACGTCGTGTGGTGGTGTCGGAAGCTTGCCAGGCGCCAGGCCGGCTTTGAAGGCCGCCAGCTGGGCCTGGAACGCCGCCGATCGGCCGCCTTGGGGTTTGCCGCGTGGCTTCATGCGTCCTGTGTGGTGATGGCTGTGGACATTGGTGCCCGGTGCAGTGGCAACGCGCCCTGGTGGTGTATGTCGCCCGGCACTACGCCACCGCAGCGGCTTGGGAGACGCCCACGAAATCGGTCGCCAGGGTCACAGTGGACGAGCTCTTCGACAACCCAGCCGGCTGGTTGGTCAGGCGGCGCACATGACCGACGAGGAAGGCTTCCGGGTGGCCGATCTGGTGGCCGCAGCCGGCCTCGTGCTGCATCTGATCTGGCAGGGCGACACAGTGACCAAAGACGACATCGAGTTCGTGTGGCTGACCAAGGCCGCCAATGCAGTCCGCGCGATACTGCCAGAGAAGGACTAAACGCGCCTACAGTATTAGGTTGTTACTCGCCCCTGGTGTCACCCGAGGCTCTCGCTTCGCGTCACTGACACTGGGGGCTTTTCTTTGCGCCGCCTGTGGCTTTCGCTTCGCGTGTTACAGTCTAGTTGGTGAGGCGGGCACTATTTGGGGCCGCCAACGGCTCGCTGCGCAGCACGTCCTCGATGTCCAGCTGCTGCTCGCCAGACGCATCAGGAGACGGTGGGAACTGGGTGAGCCGTTGGGTCCAGTAGGCGACCACACGCTGACGTCCAGCAGGGCTCAATTTGGCGAGTAGCCGCATGCCATTCCGCATCACATCCATCTCGTGGTCAGGGCGGTGGCGCATCTCGTAGTTTCCTCTCAGAATATGGGATTGTATCTACGGTGGTTTTGCCTCGCCCCAAGTATTGGTAGGAGGCGATCATTACGCTGCGGATGGGGCGATCATTGCGTTTCCAGGGAGGCGATCATTGCGGAATGAATGATGGCATGAGGGATGCTGCAAATGGGCTGTATGTGGGATTGTAGATACTGAGAAACGGGGTGCAGAGTGGGGTGGTGTGAGGGCATGTGCGGCTGGGGAAAACTCGAAGTGCCCATGCCCCCGGGGGGTCGAGGTGCCAGGGCCGTTTTCCCCTGTGCTGCAGGCCTATCCGCCCGTCTCGTTGCAACCGCTGATGGTGGGATTATTACGTCCGATAAGACGTGTTTCCAGACGTGATAACGCATGTCCGCCACTTAACGTCGTTTCGGGTTTACGCGCTGTGGTTGTGTCTCGAGAGGCGCCTCGGGCTCGAACGGCGCCTCGACAACGTCTGCATCCACAGTAGCGCTGGCGGTGCACGTGAGCGCTTTGTGCGCCTCTACCACCCCAGCTGATGCCCACTGGAAGTCGAACGCGAATGCCTCAGCGTCACGTCCAGCGATCTGCAGCGGCATCACCTTGCCAACGAGCCCGAGGAAAGCCACCGGATGGCTGATAGCGCATTCAGCGAGATACTCTTGCCCGCCCACAGCCTTCAAGGCGCCGACAACCATTGCCCGAATGTCGGCATTGTCCTTGTTGAGCGCGCCCTTGGGCCGCCCCTGCCCTGACGTGCGAGTGACCGGCATAATCAGCGTATTTTGCGCTTTGCAGCATGGACAATTGTGTGAGCCATATCAGAGCCTTACGCGTCTCTTGGCACAAGCGATCTCACATCGATCGTCACTGTCCGCAGCTCGCCAAACACCAGCATGGCGACTGAGGCCTTCGTGCCCGCAACTGCGGTGATCACCGCCTCACAGCCCCTGAAAGCACCCGTCGCGAGGCTGCAAGGCACCCCAGGCGCCGCCCAGCTGTCGGTTTGGGGGTGAGTGGCGGCCAACGCCTCGACGGCCTGTAGCGCGCTCACAGCGGCCCTAGCGACGATGCTGGGATATTCCCCTGACATGAGCAGGGCTCGGACGCCTGGCGTGTAGCGGATTGGCACCCACGGTCCCGTGATCGCGACGAATGCATAGCTCGTGAACAGCGGGCGTTGGACGCTGCGTGTCAGGCTGGGCGTCGTCCGATCGCGGACGGTGGCGTTGCGCATCGGCAGATATGTTTCGTATCCGGCACGCTTGAGATTATCGCACGCCCACTGCTCGGCCTGTGGGTGGCTGTGGATGACGCCCCAGTGCCCGGCGTCGGCTGCGGCTGCACTGCGTCCGCACCGGGGCTCACCGGCTGCGGTATCTACGCGCAGTGCTGCCTGGCTGTCCAGCGGCACGGTCAATCCAGGCTCTCGATGACGTGCTTCTCGATCGCGTCGAGCACGCTGGCGGCGAGTGTGGCGCGGCTTTCGGGTGGGCACATGGTCAGCGCGTCGGCGAGGAGGAGGCCCAGCACATCGAATACCACGACGAGCGGCAAGTTGTTGAGCAGCTGACGGATGGCGTTTACGAGTGGCACGCTGATGGCGCCGCCCGGGTCTGCTGCATCGAGCGTGTCGTGGTGGAAGATCTCTGGCATCAATGCACCACGACGTTGTCGGCTGTGACGCCGAGCTGGTCGAGCAGATTGGCGACGAAGCCGCGCACCAGCGTGTCGCGGTGCGGCCCCTCGCCCCAGCACTGCAGCGCGCTGCCTGCGAGGAAGCCGGCGAGCGTCAGGACGTCGACGGGGTGCAGGCCGTCGAGCAGGTGGGCGGCGTCGGTGAGCAGCTGGCCGATCTGCTCGCGGCTCATCGGCTCGGTGTCGATCATGGCACCACCCCGCGTGCGGCTGCTCGTGCCGCCAGCTCGGCGCGCGCCACCCGCAGCACGGCGTCTGGCAGGTAGTTGGCCTGCGGGCGTCGGGGGCACAGGGCTTCGGCCTGCTCGTCAGGCGACATGGCGGCGGCTCTGGGCGGGTAGGCCTTCATCCGCAGCGAGCGCTTCAGCTCATCGAGCACCGCCAGCGCCACCCCCGGGTCGACCGGGGGGTTGTCGTCGTCGGCTACCGGCTCACCCCGCACCACATCCTGCCCCACAACCAGTGGTTGAGCCCGTCTTGCTCGGAGCTGATCGAGGTAGCTGCCGAATGCCACGGGCTGGGTCGCCGCCTCTTCCTTTTCCGGGAAACTTAAAATCTTCCCTGCCTCGGGCGCGCTCGCGCGCCTCTTAGGGTCCTCTTTCTTGGGTCTAAAAGGGTCCCCCGTCCCGTTTGCGGGGGTCAGGGCACTATTTTGAGGGGGTCCACCCCCGCAATTGAGGGGGTACCCTGTGCCGGTTTGCGGGGGTACCCCCGTCCCGTTTGCGGGGGTTACCCTATGCTCGTTTGCGGGGGTGACCCCCGTCCCGTTTGCGGGGGTGTCGGCGCGCAGAATGTGATACCGCGTCACCTTTCCGGGGGTCATTTCCGCACGTATAAGTTGCATCACGGTGAGCCGATTGATCGCTGCCCGCACGGTGTTGTTCTTCAGCCCGGTGTATCGCTCGATCAACGGCTGCCCCGGCCAGCACACCTTGGCGCCATTGGCCTGATCGGCCAGATAGATCAATACCAGCCGATCGGACGTTCTGAGCCCGAGCGCGGCACCCTGCTCCAGAGCCCACGCAAATGCCGGAATGCTCATAGCCAACCCTCCAACACCCTGCAGCACCAGTAGTAGTTCGGGAATGTCTCGCAGTGCCGCACCGCGACTCGCACTGTCGCCTCGCAAAAGAGTTCCAGCGGGAAATTCCGCGCCAGAGCGTCGCCAATCGCTTCGATGCACTCTTCTTTCGTGAAAGCAGGATCAGCGATCCGCACAAACGGCGACCAAACCTCAATGGCCCGCAGCCATTCTTGGGGCGTCATGGCCGCTCTCCCAGGCTCACCACATAGATACGCCGGGCCTCTCCCGTGCCCCGCGTCTCAGTCACGATACCGGCCGCATCCACCGCCCGCCGGATCTGCCGGCCGCCCTCGGATGGCGAAACCCCCAAAAACCTGGCCATCCATTTGGCTGACGGTAGTCGGCAGCCGGGCGTCAGCTTGGGCAGTATCCACCGGGCGATCTTATCGCGGTGGGCACGCCCCTGCGGGCGGCAATGACGGGGATATGTTGCATTGGTCACAGGCATGCCTCTTGCGTTGCGGCAGAGGCTATGCGAATCAGGGGCGGCAACGTGTCCCCATCATTCGCAACCCTCTCACCGGGTTGGTATTGCTTCCACGCCGTCAGTGTTTCCAGCACTGGCGGCGTCTTAGCGTTTAGCGGTAACCCGTTGTGTTGCCTAGGGGTCATCGCTCACTCCCCAGCGCCAGCCCGTGCTCTTTGGCCAGCCATTCCACCGCCTGCATGAAGCCCAGCCCTTCAGCCCCCATGAGAAACTGGATGGCGTCGCCGGTCGCCCCGCAGGCGTAACAGTGGTAGAGGTTTGTGGGGTAGACGTAGAGCGACTGGCACAGCTCGCCGTCCTCGTCGCACCAGGGGCAATCGCCGGTGTAGATGCCGTTGCGATCCAGCCGCAGCGACGGCACACGGGGGCGAGCCACCCGCAGCAGCAGATCGGGGATCACCCTGATTGACGGCATGAGTGCGCGCCGGGTGCGCCGCTCTTCGTCCCGCGCAAAGCCCCACTCGGCGTCGTGGATCTCGTTGCACACGATCTGGTAGCAATCGTCGCAGTGCGGGTGGCCACCGAGAGTGGATGGCAACACGCTGCAGCGGATGCATAGCGTTACCATCGCTCATTCCTCGCCTGCCATGGCGTGCCGCAGCACAGCCAGTCCCACAATTCCCAGCGCGAGCGCGGGCGCAGCACCGCATTCCCGCTGAGCGTCTCGACAGTCTGTGGCCCGGTGAAGTCGACCTTGCGCCGGCCCTCGGTCGACGCCCCCAGCGGGCCGCGCATCAGATACACCCCGCTGCCAGGCGCCACGCCAAACAACGCATGCTCGGCGGCGTGGCGGATGCACTGATCAAACAACCCCAGTGCCTGTTGTTGCATGCGCTTGAGCGCCTGCTCTGGCTGCTTGTGCTCGATCAAGCGCAGGCATGCGCGCGGCCCCACAAACTTCAGTGCGTAGCTATCGACGTCCCCGACCGTCAGCTGCTTCGGCCCCTCGCGGTGAATGATCTGGTTGAGCGCCGATGACGCCTCGTAGCCATGCCGGTTGTCGCGGTGGATCATCTCCTCGTGGCAGTCTGGACAGAATGCGCGCGTGCACATCGTTATTCCGCCGCCACTGTTTCGGTGCCGCCCATGGCGATGTCAGCCCCGATCCAGCGGCGCCCCATGGACGCCGCGACGCGCCCCCACTCGGCGGTGCCGGCGAAAGGGTCAACGATCGTCTCGCCAGGCTCGGTCAGATGCTCGATGAGATAATGGACGCCGCCCTCGGCCTGGCCCCACGCGTGCAACTCTTTGTCTGGACTGGGTGGCCGCAGCACGTCAGGCAGCAGCGTGCGTCCGCGCCGATGCGCCTTCACGTACCACAGCACCGGCTTGAATTCGCAGAGCACAAACTTGCCGGGCAGCTGCTGCGACTGTGTGTGCAGCATGGCGAGCAACCACCAATATCTCAGATGCTCGCCAAAAATGCCGATGTCACGATCGAGCCGCGATTGCCCGGTGTAGCAGATCAACGAGCCGCCAGGGATCAACACCCGCGCCGCCCACTGCGCCAGCCAGCGATAGAGCGGCTCGGCCTCATCGCCATACGGTGGGTCGGTGAGGATCAGCGGCACCGAGTTGTCGGCAATGTCTGCCAGTGTGTCGCGCGCATCGCCAATGCGCAGATCCATGCCGTCCGCTAGCTCGACGGCACCGCGCGATGCTTCACGGTGCAATCTGGTCTCCTCGGCTGCGGCCAGCTTATGGACGGCCTTTTGTCCCGATGCCGCAATGTCCGCTACCGTGAGCGCTCCTTGCTCCACCGCATTGAATAACTGGACATAGCGGCGCGCGGTGCTCCATGGCACCCCCGCCACGTCCTCCACCCAACGCTCCCAGCCACCGCGCGGGATATCGTCGCTGCTCTTCGCCTCAAACAGCGCCCGCCCCGCATCCACCACCCGCTGCGCCGCGTCCGCGTGCGCCTGGCAGGCCGCCTCGTGCGCGGCGCGGATCTCAGCGGCGAGGATGGCCAGGCGGTTGCTCATCGCAATCCATCCCCCAACCCCGTCACCACCGCCCACGTCACGCCAAACGCCAGCGCCCAGCTGCACAACGTGATCAGCACCGCCCGCAGCAGGCCGCCCGAGGGTTTTTGCTTCGCACTCATGCGGCATGCACGCGCAGGGGCACCTTACAAGCCGCCAGGAAGGCCAGCACGCCGGCCAGGCTGTCACACACGGCGATCGTCATGCCGGCCGCCTCGAGGCGCGGGAAGACGTCCTGCTGGCCGGCTAGCTCGCGCAGCCCACCCCGCCGCGTCCGCACGATGCGTGTGCGCGATAGCTTGCCGCCCCGACGCTTGAGCTCGATGCCATAGAGCTGCCGGTGCAGCACCAGCACGTCCGGCCAGCCGCGCTTCAGCCCCATGCGGGCTAATTTGGCGGCGAAGCGTGGGGGAAGGGGCACGCTACCAGCGGGGAAGCAGGTCCACTCGGCCGGCGGCAGCAGCAGCTTGTCGAGCGCGTCGGCCACGCTCTCGTGCAGATCCTGCTCGGGCACGATCGGTGCAGTGAGCCGGAAGCGTGCCGGCGTGCGGATGGTCACGCTCATTCCGCAGCCATCTGCGCGCTGTCACGCGCGCGCGCCGTGCGTCGATACAGATCCGGCCTTAACCGCCTTTCGCTGATGCCGGTGATCCGCGCCACGATCGCCAGATGCCGCTCGGGGACGCGTCGCCATTGCGACACCGCACTGCGGGAAATGCCTGTGGCGCGCGCGATCAACGTCACCGCCATGCGTAGCTGCAACGCCTTTTCCAGCACTTCGTCTCGGTCAATTCGCCGGATGGGCGAGGGCGCCATCCCCTCACCCTAGATAAGCGCCAGCAATCCCGCAACAGTGGGCATGTATAGCAGTGGCGCTGACTTAACTACGGTAAGTAGAGACGGTGACTGGACTGCGGGCCCTTGCGTGCTCGCCTTACTTCCGGTTAGGCTGTAGTCGGACTGCACTGGGGACGGCAGATGGTGATCGGCACGTTGCACGGCACGACCCTTCCTCGTCGTCGTCGTCGGTGTCCCGTCCAAGGGGGCCGAGCCGGCGATGCATCTGGAGCGTATAGCGGTGGCGAGATAGGCGCGCCCACCGCTGACTACGCGCTGTCACCAGACTGTCACGCAACCCCAAAAGTGGCTGACGCGGGGGCAAATACGCAACTGCAACGTGTGACACACGAAGACACCACACCAAGGGATGGCGCCAATCCTATGATATATCCGGCGTTGTTGCTGCCGAAGTTTAGGTATCCCAAACACCGCCAAATCGTTGGCACACCAATAATGACACCGAGCCTGGGAGGCTCTGCATGAGCGACACAATCGCCGACGCCATCACCAGCCTGCAGCAGCGCGAGCGCGAGCTGGAGTTGGACGCTTGCACCACCCGCGCCCGCATCGAGGAGGTGCGTGAGCTGCTGGCCCAGTTGCAGCATCCGGGCCGGAAGCGCGCGAGGCGCGTCAGGCAGCCGCAGCTCGTGGCGATCGAGCCGCCGGGCATGCACGTCGAGGGCGCCGCGCACGGGACAACCGCAGACGATGGGGACGCCGCATAATGATCAGCACCGATCTGGCCAGCATCGCAGACTGGATCTTGACCAAGGCCGTCACGGGCGATGACCTCGGGCCAAATACCTGCGCGCACCTCGCCCGCGTGCTGCTGGATCTGAGCCAGCAGGCCGCCAGGCTGGAGACGCGCGCGGTGGGGCGGGTGCTGGACGAGGTGGAGGATGAGTGCCATGCCGGGTAGCGCCATCAGCCCGCGCCGGCTCGAGGCCGCCATGAGCGCGGTAGGGCGCCTGAAGGCGACACTGTACGAAACCCAGAGCAAACACCCCTCCACCGATCCCGACACGCCAGGCGCCCTGCGCAACGCCGAGGAACGGCTGTTGCTGGACATGATCGAGGGCGAGACAGACGCGTTTGAGTTGATCGACCGCATCCTCGAGCACGTCGTCGCTGACGAGGCATTAGTCGACGCGGGCAAGGCCAGGCTCAAACGGATCGAGGCGCGCGCCGATCGCCACCGCGCCATCCTCAAAGCGATGATGGAAGAGATTGGCGATAAGCTGGAGCGACCGCTGGCCACGCTGTCAGTGAGCGACGGCCCAAAGATGGCCCACATCATCGATCAAGCCGCCATCCCCGACGTTTTCTGGCGCCGTGCAGTGGATAAGCACGAGCTGCTGCGGGCGCTGAAGGCCGGGCCTGTCGAGGGCGCCGAGCTCAGCAACGGGACGCCTGTCCTGCGACTGCTGACGAGGTAAACCAAACCCCGGAGCAAAAGATGGGCGAATTGATAGACGCGCTGAAGCTGGCTAACCGAGTGTTGGACAAGCCTTACATTGATCCCGATGGCGATATCTACATGTTGGCTCGCCAGTTCCTCCGAGCATATGAGGCGAACAGATCGCTGATTGAACGCAAGGATGGCGCTTACGAGGAACGCAACCGAGTGGTCGCCGCTATAGCTTCCATGTTCCCGTCAGGCACGAAGAGAACCGCCATCGAGGGCTGGGACCCAGAATGGCACGGGTGTGTCTATATCGACTTACCGACAGGGCAGGTGTCTTGGCATTTCCGTGACGATCAGGCGCATCTGTTCGCTGGGCTGCCGCCATACGAAGGCGAGTGGGACGGCCACGATACGCCCGAGAAATACCGCCGCCTCGCATCGCTATAACCACTATACGAGGACACCATGAGCCAGGCAGTCACCACCGCGCCCAGCGTCGACAGCAATACCGCCCTCATGTCCTTTATCGAGCGCGCCAGCCGGGACGACACTTTCGACGTCGCCAAATTTGGTGAGCTACTGCGACTACAGCGAGACGTGGCGCACGACCAGGCCAAGCGGGCGTTTAACCGGGCGATGGCCCAGGCGCAGGCTGAGATGCTGCCGGTGGTGCGCGACAGCAAGAACCAACACAGCGGCAACCGCTACGCCAAACTGGAAACGATCGACGCCAAGATGCGCCCCATCTACACCTCGCACGGTTTCTCGGTGCGCTTCGGCTCAGCCCCACCCCCACAGCCTGGCTGGTCGCGCATCACCTGCACGGTGGCGCACGAGGCCGGCTATTACGAAGAGAACTACCTGGACTCGCCTGTGAGCACGACAGGCAGCCAGGGCGGCAAGATGGCGATGACGCCAGTGCAGGCGATCGGTGCCACGGTCACGTATCTACGCCGGTATCTATTGGGCATGGTTTTCAACGTGGTCCTAGCGGATGACGACGACGACGGCGAGGCGATGCGCGGCGGCGGCACAACACCGGCCCCCAAGCCACCATACCGCGCCGAGCGCTTCCACCGAGAGCCCGTCGAAAGCACACCCGATCCGCTGCTCGAGCCCGATGGCCCGAAATGGCTGATCAACCTCGAGACCGCGCTAGCCAATGCGCAGACGCAGCAGGAAGTCGTGGACATCGGGCACCACCCATCGGTCACCACAGCCATCGCCCCGACATCCGGCGTGCCGAATGACGTCAAGCGTCGGATCAATGAGCTGCTGGCGGCTGCCTTCGGACGGTTCCACGATCCCGACACGGGCGAAGTGCGCATTGCCGGCGAAGAGAAGATGGCCAGCGGCAATGACTGAGCAACGGATGACCGACGTTGAGGTTGCTCTATGCCGCATGTTCGCGGCGCTGTGGGACGCATTCCAGCAGGGTGTGGGCGTCGACGCTATGGATCTGGAAACCATACTCGACCACAGCAGCCTGGCCGTGTGGCTGCCCGCCACCGAGGCTGATGTGCAGGCCAACGAGGGCCTGGCGATCGAGGTAGGCGACAAGCTGCTCACGCTCACCGTCGATGGCCGGCGGCTGGCGCGCGAAGGCCGCCGCTTTCTGCGGGCCCACCCTAAGTCCGAGTAAGCCGTCGTTGACCCCATGGCATGGCAACGCTACCCTGCCAGCCATGACGGCGTTGCAGCAGGCGATTGAGCGTGTGGGTGGGCGGCGAGAGCTGGCCCGGCTGCTCGGCATCTCGCACCAGGCCATCGCGCATTGGCGCCGCGTGCCGGCTGAGCGTGTGCTGATCATCGAGCGGTTGACCGGCGTGACGCGCCACGCATTGCGTCCCGACATTTACCCGAAGGAGCCCCGCCATGTGGCTGCCCGATAAGATCATCGCTGACGTCGACGACGCCGTGCAGGTGTTCTATCTGCCCTATTCGACGTGTCGCTACTGGGCGGAAAACAGAGCGCCCGGCGAGCCGCTCGTTTTCAGCGGCTGGTATTGGGCGCAGGGCAGTCGCGAGGCCGGCCCGTTCAAGTCCCGCAGCGCCTGCTTTCGCGACGCGTGGTATCGAGCGGTAACGCACAAGCGCCCGCCTGTCCTGCACGCTGACAGCGTCAAAGCCGAGCAGGAGCTGCGCGAGCGTGCGCTGGCCAAGGTGGTGAGGCTGCCAGTCGTGCAGCGCCGTAAGCGGAAGGCCGCGTGATGGCCGGCAAGTTTCCGAAAAAGGCCGCGCTGCCCTATCTGCAGCCGATGATGCTGGCGATCCATGACGCGATGCGCGAGCGCAATCTGGACGTCACAGCCTTATGCGGCGCGCTAGGCGTCTCGCTCGACAAGCGCCCGGCGATCTATAACTGGGTCGCAGGAAAGAATGGCGTTGGCGACGCCTATCGCGCCAGGCTGGCGCGGGTGCTGGGCCTCACCGAGGCGCAGCTGACGTCGCCGCACACCGTGGGCGCGCACAGCAAGTATCCCGCGACACTCGGCCCGGCGCAGCGTGCCGTGGCGCTGGTGCAGGCCGCGCCGCCGGGGGCTGTGCCCGCGGAGCCGGTGCGGGACGTGTTCACCATCAGCGGGCGCAGTGACGGTCAGATTAGCCTGCGCCTGCAGGTGACGCTGGATGTCGGGCCCGGCCTGGCCCTCGCCCGTTTTCTTATGGATGCCGGGCTGGTGGTCGGTGACGGGGAATGAAAAGGGCGCCGGCATTGCTGCTGGCGCCCTGGATGACCAAGAACGTGAGTTGAGGATTGAGCTAATGACCGTCCAAATCGAGCACTATCAGCAGCAGATCAAATGGGAGCCGTGGAAAGCGATGGCAACCGCGTTTGCTGCCGGCGCTGGCTTCATGGGCGCCATCATCGCGCTGCTCGGTCTCATCCTGCACCTGACAGGCAAGCTATGACGCACATCCTGCTCGGCGCGATCCTGTTCGTGCTCGTATATACACTGATTTTCCGCCCCTGGCGCGCGGCGCGGCGGGAGCGCCTTCGCCTCTATGAGGCCGCATATCTTTGGGAACTACGCAAGCAGCATCTGCTGTCGCAAAAGCTACCTGCAACGCCAGCTCTCACGCCGGATCTGCCGCAGCCGACTCCACGACCAGAGCCTTGGCTGAATGGCTGTCGGGTCATTCCCCTCTTTACGATGCGCTAGGGCTGCAACGGATTAGCCGGCCCGCCTTGCGACAGCAGCCGTTGCTTCATGGCGGCGATCTCAGCCTGTGTGGCAGCCTCTTGCTTGGCAGCGCGCATGGCCTGGCGCAGTGGGTTGGCCGTTTGATACATGCCGATCACCGCATTGACCCCCGGAATGCCGTGCTCCGCCGCGTATACGCCGGCCCCGTGCGCCGCCATGCCCCCGACCACCCGCGCCGCCACCCCCAGCGGACCCGCGCCGCGCTTAGCCATGCTGCTCCGCATCTGTGCCGTTGGTGATCCTGGCTCGAGCGCCTGCTCGCGGGTGAATTTCTTAGTGGCCAACTCGTTGCGCACATTCACGATAGTCTGGATCTGGTCGTCGGTCAGCGACTGCGCCTTGTGAACCGACTTCAGGTGACCCTCTTGGATGTCAGCGAGCAGCTTTTGCACCGGGCGGAATTGCAGCTTGCCATTGCCGTCCCACAGGCTCTTGGGTTGGCCCGCTCGGTATTGCTGCAGGAACTCCTGCCGATCGATCGGCTTTGACAATTCGTGCCATACCTGCCGCCATTCTTCGAATTTCGGCGCGCCGGAATTTATCACCTCGTCAAATTTCGGGATTAGGTCGGTGAGATGCTTTCTGACGGCCCGCACCGCATCGCTGGCGTCGCCGGCTTTCTTGTCGAGCCAGTTGGTGACGTTCTTGCGCCCGCCGTAGATGAAGGATGGCATGGTCTCCAGGTTGCCGTCCGCATCGTGCAGGCTGTCGAGGATGTCGTTGAATATCGCCTTGCTGGCTTTAGTCTTGCCTTCCGGCCCGTCCCGCAGGGCCTCGATGTCGCGGCGCAGGGCCTCGGCCTTGCCGGCATCGACCGGCTTCTGTTGGGTAAACACCCCCATGTCATCGGGTGACGACAAGGCACGCTCGTCCCTCAGTTGTGTCAGGGTGTTGCCGTCGCCCATCTCGGCTTTTAGTCGATCCGTCATGCCGCTGTTGCGCTCGGCGTCGATCGCGTCGGCGTGGGCTTTGTAGGCGGGGTCATCGCGCATTGAGGTCTCGTGGTCGATCGCGCTCTGGGTGCTGAACTCGCGATGCGCCTCGATACGCGGCGGGATGTCTTCCACATAGGCGGTGTCGTCCCGCAGGCCGGGGCCGGCGCGATCGGCGGCGGTCTGCTCGACGTCTTTCTGGATGTTGGTCGCGCGTTGCACCCGGGTCTGCTCGGGGATCGGTTCGGTGGTCGCCGCCGCCCCGGCTGCGGTGGGTTGTGGTGACGCTGCAGCACCGCCTGATGGCTGCGGCTGAGGCGCCGGCTGCTGCCCCGTTCGTTGCGCGCGTAGCTGATCACCGTAGTTCTGATAGAATTGATCGAAGTCGGCCCGGGTCTTAATCGCGCCACTGTCAACCTGCGCTTTGGCTGCCTGCAGAATGGTTGACGGCGCCCCGGCTTCAGTCAGGTCGCCCTTCTGCAATTGGCTCCATAGGTGATCGCGCAGGCTATCGCTGATTGCCGATCCCATCCCGCCTACTGCAGCGGTGAGCCCGGTCGTATCGGTCGGTGGCGGCTCCGGCTGTGGCGATGCGCCACCGAACGAGCCCCCGCCTAACGGCCGGCCGGTAGTCGGATCGGTAATCTCGAAATCGCCCGACACGCCGGCTTGCTCTGGCTGCAGCGCATTGCGGTCCGAGCGCCGGATCGCGTCGGTGATCTCCTGCACCGATATGGGGCGTTGCCGCGAGAATGGCGTGCGCCGGGCTAGTGCGTTGCGCGCCGCCAGTGCTGACGGCGGCACCATCGGCATATCGACGCCAGTCGGGAACGCCTCGGGCAGCGCCTGGATGTCACGGGTGAGCTTAGGGTCGCCGCCGGCAGCCTCACCGAGGAACTGCAGGCCGCCGCGCAGCCCCGCGCCACCAATCTCGAGCAGCGGATTGACGATAAACCTGCCGAGCTGCAGGCCGCCTGGCGCCCAACTGCTGGCGTCGGGGGTTTCCGTCGCGCCCTGTCGCGCGGCCCCGATGATGCGCTCAAGCGGTGTGGTGGCAGCAATCTGCTTGCGCTGCTCGGGCGTGATGGTGTCAGGCAGAAAGAGCGCGTTCTTGGCGGCCTCTGCGGGCGGCGACAGTTGCAGCGGCGCCGTAGGGATCGGGCGCCCATAGTCGTCCACCAGCGGCACGTCTGGTGCTGGCGTCTTGGCCGGCGGCCCGGTGAAGTCGCCGCCCTTGCCGTCCGACAGCTCCTGCTTCAGCTGCTCTTTTGCCGACGTCGGGGGCGCGTCACTCGAGGGGGATGTGGTGGTCGAGGTGCCGCCGCCCCCCAACTCTTGCTTGAGTTGCTCTTTGGCTGACGACGTGGGCGCTGGCGTCTGCGACTGGCTCGGTGGTGGGTTGTTGTAGTCCGGTGCCGGCTGGCTGCTGTCGCCACCCTGTCCCTGGCCCCCCTGGTAGCCGAGTTGCTTCACCGCGTTCTGCGCGTTGGCCGCGACGGTCTGGGCGTAGTTCGGATTGACGGTGTTGTAACCGCCCTTCACCAGCATGGCGGCCTGCACAGCTGGATCTGTGGTGGTGCTGACGCCGGCATAGCGTGGCGTCTTCATCAGGCTGACGAACGCCTGCGAGGCGGTCTGCACGTCGGGGTAGCTGGCGACGCGGCCGCCAGGCGAGATGCCGAAGATGTTGCTGCCGAGCACATGCTGGCCGTGCCCGGTCTCGGTGTCGATGATGCCGAGCACGGTGGCTGGGTTCAGCCCTGTGTGGTCCGCGATATCGTTCGCGAGCGGCGCGTAGGTGGTGAGGAAATCGTCGGCCATCAGGGCATCGCCCTGGTTTCACCGAGATAGCCGTTGCGTCGGACCAGCGCGAGCGAGTCCTGCAGCTTCCTGGCGTAGGCCTCGTCGTGCTTGTCGATATCCTCGAGCAGCGTTTTCTTTTGCTCCGGGTTATACATATCCCAAGCGAAGGCGCGCGGATCGACGGTCTTGTTAAAGTCGCGCAGGAAATCGTTGTAGTAACCATACTTCGCGCGCACCGCTGGGTCGTCCCATTGCGACCGTGCTGCCGCCGTCATCCGCATCAGCGCGATGCCGGCCTTCATCATGTCGGCGCCGGCCAGCTCGTGGATGCCGGTGTTGGCATTGCCGGCGAGCGTTGCTGCCAGGCGCGCATCAGAGCCTTGCGCGACCGGGTTGCCGGTGATGATCTGCGACAGCCATTTGTGCTGCGCGTCGTAGGATGCCGCGTCGTCGGAGATCTGTGTGTTGACCCCCATGCTGCGCAGCACGCCGCCGGCAAAGCCCTTCGCTGCGTTGAGAAAGTCGGAGCCTGGCGCAGTGGTCATGCCGCGGCCGTAGCCGGCGAGCGCCTGGGTGTAGGGAAACACGGTGCCGGCGTAGGACGCGGACAGCCTGCTGTCGGCCGCCAGCCGTTCCTGCGAGGTGGTGGCGGTGGTCTGCTCGTCATAGCCGGGGCCGGCGGCGAAACTGCCCGAGCCGCCCACGGCCTGCTGGGTGCCCCCCGAGGGCGCCGCGCGCGCCCGGTTCATGCCGGCGAGGATGGCATCGACGTCACCGCTCACCGCCGGGCCTGGTGGTCCTGCCGGCCCGACGTTCGGCTGCAGCGCGTTGATCGAGGCGACTGGCACGCCACCCGACAGATCCGCGCGTGGTTTCGGCATCATCGAGTCGCGATTGGGTGGCCCGATGTTCAGCCCGTCAGGCTTTGCCACGAGGCCCTGCCCGCCTGGGATCGGCACCTCCTGCCCGGTGGCCTTGGCCTGCGCCTTCTGCGCCGCATAGGGATCGGCTGGCGCGGTGGTCGGAGTGGCGGCTGGTGGCGGCACCACAGCCGGCGGTGTCGGTGGCAACGGCAGGGGCGCCGCAGGGGCCGTGGGGGCGGCGCTGATCGCAGTCCCGGCACTGACAGGCGGCGCGGCTGGCGCAGCCGCTGTGGGGGCTACTGGGAGCGCTGGCGTGGCGGTCTGCGGCGGCGTCACGTTGAGCCGGGGCGGATTGGCGGGAGAGGCTCTGGTGCCGTCGCTGTTGACGACACCGCTGGATGCCGGCGGCCGGGTGCCGAGGATGGCGTTGGGCGGCAACAGGCCGCTGTCCTGACGCCGCTTCGCCTCGACGCCTGAGATGTAGATTTCCTGGCCAGGCTCGGTGGCGGTTCCGGCCTGCACGTCCGCCTGGGTCGCCTTCACTCGCACATCCGGCAGGCTGACGACGGTATCGGGCGAGGCGGTAAGGTTCACGCTGCCCGGTCCCGTCGCGAGGCCGCCTGGCCGCCCTGGGCTCGGCTGGGTGACCGTCACCGGTTGGATCTGGCTACCCGTGTTGACGCCCTGCGTCTGCCCGATGACCTGGTGCAGCTGCTCAAGCGAGGTTTGCCCGACGCGATAGGCGTTCTGCTGCCGCTCGGCCGGCGACATACCGAGCCACCGCGCCCGCTCACGCTCCACCTGGTCCCGCGGGCTGCCGTTTGCGATGAGGTTGTCGAACGAGGCATTGACGTTGGCGTCGGACGGGTCTTGCGCCACCGTAATTGCCGACGTGCCAACCAGCTTCAGGTGGCCGGCGATGTTGTTGATCTGCGAGGTCTGTAGCTGCGCGTTGTTCGACAGGTTCGCCGCCGCCGCCTGTGCCGCTGCCGGCCCCATGGTGGCCGCGATCCGGTTGGCCTTGGCGTAATCGACATTGCCATTTTCATCGGTCGCCTGCTGCAGCGCCTGCCCCCACAGTCCCTGCCCCTGCTTGGCGCGGGTGTCGAAGATAGCCCCCGCCGTCTGCGCCGCACTGGCCATCGCTGCCAGCGGGTTGACTTGCGCGGGGTTGGCGATGCCCTGCAGCACGCTCGAGGAGCGGTTGGCCTGCAGCAGGCTGTTGAGGTCATCGGCCATTATTGCGGCACCCCGGTTTCGCTAAATTTGGGCGAATTTACCGGCGTATAGCCGCTGGTCTGTGGGTTCAGGTAACCCTGCAGCGCGTTGTAGGCGAGATAATTGTTAGCCGCCCCGGTCACCGCGTTGCTGACGCCGGTCGTGCCGGCGGCCGATGCCAGCCCCGCCTGGTTGATGTAGTTGCCTGCCGTCGCGGCCGCCGAGGTTCCCGCCACACCGGTCTGCGCTGCTGCGCTCTCGCCGGTATGGGCGATGTCGGCCAACCGGTTGAACTGACCCTGGATGACCCCCTGCTGCGAGGTGTTGAGGTTGAGCACGTCCTGGAATCGTTGCTGCTGGGTATTGAATTGGTCCAAATACGTCTTGTCCGCGAGCCCGGTCGCATACGTCGACGCGCCCTTGAGGCTCGCCCCGCTGACACCGAGCCCGCGCGCCGCGGCTGCACCCTGCGTGGCCTTCAGGCCCTGCGCCAACGTGAACTGGTAGCCCGGCGTCTGTTCCAACTCTGCCTGCGTCATCCGCGGCGGCAGGAACTGATTGTAAGCGATGCTGGTGTAGTCGGGACCGCCGCCGGTCGGCCCGCGATCTGTCAGGGCCAGCGCGTTGTGCAACGCCGCCTGGCCTGCTGCGTCGTATGGCTGCAGACCCTCTCGCGTCCTGTAGTATTGATCCTCCTGCAGGTTAGCGGCGTTGCTCGCGCTCTTCGCCGCCGAACTACTGCCAGCCAGCGAAGCGCCAGCGCCTAGGACGGCCGATCCAGCGACAACCGCGGCCATTACCATGTCAGTCTCCTAGCCACTTCGCGTGATACATCTCGATGGGCGCGAACCCCAGCCGCTTGAATAGTGGGGATGCGTCATTGTGCAGCTTCGCGCCGACACACCAGCGTTGCACGCCGCGCCTGCGCAATTCCTTCTCCACCGCCTGAAACAGGATGATCCCGTTGCGACCACGCCGATGCTCGGGATGCACGAAGAAGATGTCCATTGTAGCGGTGAGGCATGTCGCGTAATGCAACCCCGGCGCGATGAAGCCCCAATAGTAACCGATGATATGACCACCATCACGCAGCACCACGATGTGGAACTCGCCGCGCGCCTCACGTTCGTCGTAGACGTGCCATTGCGGGTCGAGCGGCACCTTGTCCTTATCGAGCGCCAACTCTTCCCAGTGCAACGGCAGCAGCGGCAGCATCTCATCGATGGTCGGGCGCCACGGCTCGGGACCAGCGGTAATCACGGCGCCAAGCACACGTCCACGATCAGATGAATGCGGTCATCGGCACTGTTGTTTTCCACCGCATGCACTTCGCGCGGCGTGAATGTCCACACGCTACCGGTCAGCATCGCCACGGTCTCGTCGCCGTTGTGATAGAGCGAGCCGGGCAACCCGAGCAGCGCGACATGGAACCGTGCGCGCTCATCATTGCGGGCGGCATACTCACCAACGTTGTCCGCGTGCGGCGCGATGCGCGCGCCAGGCCGCAGCCGGGTGATCAGCAGCCGGTCGAGCTGGTAGGCAGCGACGCGGCGCATCAGGTCCAGCACGATGGTTTGCCACGGCAGCAGCCGCGCGGCTGGCAACCACACCGGCTTGTCATCCTCGATCACAGTATCGACGCTGCGAGCCGCGCTCGGCCCGGTGTAGCGCAGCAGGATGTCGTCCACCTCGCTGTGCGGCGTGCCAGGATAGGTCGTGCGGAATGTGTCGGCGTTCCACAGCTCGGGGTGACGCTGTAGCGCGAGCAGCATCGGCATTGTATCAACGCCGGCAGCGATCTGTTGGAAGTATCGCATGCAACTATCCTAAGCCGACGTGCTGTCCGTTATGAGCCCATAGGCAGCCAGCGCGACGCACAGCGCCTTCCCCGCGGCGTTGCCGGCCCACGCCCCGCTGACCGTCGGCTTGCCGATCGGCGTCGTGCTGTGGAACCCCACGTTGAGCATGCCGAGCGCCCCCGTCATGGTATCGCCGGCCCGGTTCACCTTGCCGGCGAGTGCCGCGGCGTTGGCGGTGACTTGCGTCTGCAGGTTGGCATCGGCCGCCTGGCGTGCCTGCGCCTCGACCAGAGTGCTGTTGTTGGTCCCCATGGTGAGCGCCTGGTCCGCAGTGACGCGGGCGTCCGTCTCGGCGCGGTCGGCATTGGCGCGCGCCAGGGCCTCGGCGGCGAGGTTGTTCGTCAGCGTCGTATCAGCCGCGGCGCGCGCTGCCGTCTCATCCGCCAGGTTGCTGGCGGTTCCCCCCGCATCGGCGCCAGCCGCCTGGCCTGTGCGGCGCCACAGCGAAACGAAGAAGCTACGCCATGCCACCGCAATGTCGCCCGTGCTGGGATCGATCAGCGGGCCTGACGGGAACGCGGTGCCGAGCGCGCCAGACACTGCTCAGTGCCCTATCGCGAACCAGGTGAAGCTGGTGTTTGCCAGCCCGATGGACGTGCCGGACGACACGTCGATCTTGAGCAGGTAACCGGTGGCCGCCGCGGTGGTCACCTGACCCGACCCGCCACCGGATGCGTTGAATCGCGAAAAGTATGCGCCCGGGTTGGCGCTGCCGCCGTCAGCCTGGAAGTCCATTGTCCGGTCGGTCCACGGTGTCGGAAAGTTCACCGCGACGGCTGCGCTGCCATCCGAGATGCTGGTGCCCTTTTGCATCGTCACGATACCGCTGGGGGCGGTTACCGCAATGGCGTTGATTTGCGCCTGCAGGTTGGCATCGCCCGTCTGGCGGTCGGTCTGCTCGCTCTGGATCGCGTCAAACAGGTCATTGTCGGCATTGAATCGCGCCGTGCCCTCCGCATCATCAGCTGCAATGCGCGCGTTCTGCTCGGCGCTGTCGGCGTTGCTGCGTGCCGTCGCCTCGGCCGCGATCAATGAGTTGACGCCCAGTATGTCGAGCGCATCGGCAATCGTCGGTGCCGACACCACGGGCGCCATGGCCGCGCTGACGATGGTGGTGGCCTCAATGTCGGCCACCAGGTTGCCGTGGATGTCTTTGACGATCAGCCGGTAGTCGCCGTTGCCATACATCAGCGAGTAGCCGGCGGCGTTGAGCACAATCGGATTGGTGTTGAGCGCGGTCAGGCCAGGATCGAGCCAGGTCGATTTCGGCGTGCTGGTGCCGGCGATGTAGGTGGTGATCGTGCCGCCCGCATAGGGCGTGCCCTCGGCATCAGCCCATTGCAGATACGGGACAACGATCGGCACACCCATGATGCTACTCCGCTGCCTGCTGCTGCCGCACCGGCTCGTCGGCATCGGCGGCCTCGGCGGTGACCCAGGCGCCCTGCAGCACGGTGGGCGCATTGACTGTCCAGCTCACCCGGAAGACCCGATCGCGCGCCATCCCCAAGCGCTGCCACTGCATCGACGTCTGGTAATCGCCACCGGCTCCGAGTGTTGGCGATGTGCCGCCGATCGCCTGCGTCACCGGAAAACCGTAGCTGTGGCCACGGTCGTCGCTCCAGTCCAATGACACCAGCAGATTAGCTGGCACCGGGCCCTGTTTCGGTGCGGTGCCGGTTTCCATGTCGGCCACGAATTCCCGGTAAAACACCCGGCCGCCGTTGTTCACCAGATGGGGCCACGCGCGCTGGCGCAGGATCGGGCCGACAACCGAGCCCTTGCAGTCGGTGTAGATCTCGGCATCGAGCGCATAGAGGTCGCCGGTCTGGTGATCACCGATCAGCAGCGTGCCGTCGCTGAGCGCGCAGAAGGCATTGGCGCGGTGCCGATGCACATCGCCGTTGGTGTCGATCCAGCCCCACTCGTGCCACAAGCCGGTGCCGGTATCATAAACCCAGGTTGCGTCAGCGGTGGGGAAGGACAGGGCGTAAAACGTATGCCCGCCGATCTGATAGCAGAAGCCGATAGCGTCACCGATCGTCGGGTATTTACGGATGGTGTCCTCGATCGCATACGTGCTGATGCGTTTGGTCTGGTAGCCGGCGGTCATCATCACCACGCCGCGGCCCTGGCGATTGCGCGAGAGCCAGAAAATACCGTTGTCATACTCAGCAACCGAATAGACCGCGGCGCAGCCGTGATCGATGAACACGCCCTGCACTTCGGCGAACTGGGACGAGCCTGCACCGGTATCGGTGGGGCCGGCATTATACCAGACTTCCGACGTGCGCACGCCCAGCAGGTAGACCTCGCGCCGCGCCACCGCGATCGTCAGCAGTAGATCACTAGCGCTCTCTTTGTTGGCGAAATCGCCGGCCAAAGGGTCGAACTGGTTGGACAGGCTCAGGCTCCAGTAGAACTGCGGTGTGAAGTCCCTGTTGAAGAGAAAAAACGTGTCGAGATATTTGACCGCGGACGCGCCAGTGAATAGGCCGCTGGGGTCGACAATCTGGCTCATGGTATAGGTCGTCAGGTTGACATCCCACCCATTGGCGCTGCCGTCGACGATCAGCATGTCTAGCCCATTGTCGGCCATGGACACCGGGCTCGTGATGCCGGCGGTGACGGCGCCGAGCGCGGTGCCGCCGGTCCACCCGGTGGTATCGAGCTGGAACACCTCGCCGCCGCTGACCACGAATGTGCCCTCATTGGCGGCCTGGTGGATGCCGCGGATCGGGCCGGTGCCAACGCTGGTGAGCCACCGTGTGCCGGGTGTCGGGTAGTGTGCCAGGCGAGCCGGCTCACCCTCGGCTTCGGGGATCGGCTCGGGGTAGAGGTTGAGGCAGCGCTGCGCCGAGGCGACGACGCTGCGCGCCTGGTAGGCACCACCGGTGAGCGGGACGGGCTTGGCCATCAGGTCGTCGCCGCCTGCAGCTCGGCGCCGGACAGTGCCCGCGGCCAGTAGCGAACACGCCTTACCCAGCCATTCAGATATGCGCCGATTGTCGGGTTGTCGTTACCGAACGTCAGCCGGCTCAGCGAGCTGGGAACCCCAACGCTATACGACACAGTCGCCGCGCCATTCAGGCAGCCGGTGCCTGTCGTCCCGTTCCACGCCGCACCGAGCTTCGTCACGGCGCTCGCGGCAACGGAGCCCGCTGACGGCGAGGTCGTGTGGGATGACGCTATCGACGTGGCAAACTGTGCGGTTGCTACGTTCGCCATCAACCCGCGCAGGATCAATCGGTTGGCGGGGCTTTGGTCAGTAAACGCGCACACATCTCGGACCGGCGCCCCTGGGTTGGGGCTTTGCCCGACCATGAACTCGCCGACCAACGAGCTAGCGGCCGTATTGAACCAGCTGCCGATTGGCATGTAACAGGCATCAGCGATGCGCTGCGCCGATGCGCCGGCTGTTGGTATATAGCTCGTGGCAAACGTCCCAGCCTCAAGCTGTGCATTGGTCACGCTGCCAGTGACGGTCAGCGTCAGGCTGCCGGCGGTGGGAGTAAACGTCTGCGACACACGCTGGGCGGCACCGGTCCCCACCAATGCGCCCGTCGCGGTGCCGCTCTTTGTGACGGTTCCTGTGCCGTAGAATGACAGCGTCGTGGCGACGGCGGTGGTGGTGACAGATTGGGTGGAGAGCGCCGCGCTGTTGAGCAGTAGATTGGTGCGCGTCTCTTCGATCAACACGCCGTTCAGCAGATGCGAGACCGGGTCATAGTCCCATCGCGGCACATCCGCGGCCGCGATCTGCAGCGCGCCGTTCGCATCGATGTAGGTGCCGACGCTAGCCCGTAAAAATGTGATGCGCGGCTCGAGAAAGCCGGGCGTCATGAAGCTGATATCGAGCATCGATGGCCCTTGCGCCGTCGCTGCCCACGCGCCCCCAGTCCAGTTGAATAGAGCGACGCCGGCAAGCACGCCGTAGGGTGTTGCGACTGAGGGCCCGGCCTGGCCCGCCGGCTGCCAGGTGGCGCCGTCCCAGTTGAAGGCCGCGACCCCCCGTAGTGAGCCGCTTGGCGTCGCAGGCGACGGCTGCCCGCCCGGTGGCGTCCAGGCCGATCCTGACCAGGTATAAATCGCGGCACCGTCAAGCACGCCGGATGGTGTCGCGACGCCCGGCTGAGCGCGGCCAGCCGGCTGCCAGGTGGCGCCGTCCCAGGCGAATGGCGCAAGGCCCCGCAACACGCCCGTGGGCGTCGCCACAGAGGGGCTGGCCTGGGCCGATGGCTGCCAGGCAGCGCCGTCCCAGGCGAACGTCGCCACGCCCTGCAATGTGCCTGTGGGCGTCGCCACGTCCGTGGTTGGATCAGATGCGGCCACTGTCCTGCGCCTCCTCCTGCGTCGCCGCCGCTATCTCTTCCTCCAGCTGCGCTTGCCGCGTTGACAGCATGGCGCCCTGTGTGCCGCCGCGGTCAGTCGTTGGCACTGGGCCCTGCTGTCCCTGCTGGCTCTGCTGGCGCAGCTGGATAATGATGCTGTCGTAGACTGGGCGGGCCATGCCGTGCTCGATCCGATCGAGTCCCGCCAGCACGATGTTCCAGTAATCGGGTGACAAAGCCGCGCTCAGCGCCTTGTTGGGTTCGACCAGCGGGTGCGGTAGGTCCATGAGGTCAATCCTGCACGTAGGTTGGCACGCCATTATTGTTCCACCATGTGCCAGCGGCACCGGGTGCGATCGGCAGCGCCAGCAGCCATGCCGTTATGGCCGCCGAGATTTGGGTGGCGGCGCCCGCGTTGGCGATGGCGGCGTTGAGATCGGCCGCCAGCAGCTCATCGCCCTGTTGCCATGGATACGGCATATCACGCGGCCCCCGCAGTCAGCGCGATGTGATACCAACCGCCAGAAAGCGGGTCATAGATGTTCAGGTTTTTGGTCTGGGTGTTATAGACCGTGAACGCGTTCGAGATATTGACATTGGCGGGGACGCCGGTCGGTGTGCCGTTGACCACCGGCCACGGCGACACAAAGCCAGTGGTGGCAGAGGGCACCGGTGGCACATTCGAGAGCTGCAAATTGCCCCCACCCACCATGTAGATGCGCGCGTTGCCGGACGCTGTAGCGCCGGCCATGCCTATGGTGTTGGTCACCGGCACGCCGCTGTCGAGCACCTCGAGGGCGCTGCCTTGGGTGGTGGCAAGAACCGTCTGCGCGCTGCCTGACCCGACGATCGTATGGTCGAAGGCGTCGAGGTGCAGCATATCCACCCAGTCGGTGCCGGCATGGTTCTGCGACAGGTAAGCCGCACTGGAGTTGGCGTAGTTTCTGATGCCGTAGCAAGCCGGAATGCTCGGTTGGAAGTTCTGTAGATACAGCACGCCGCCCGCCGACAGCGGCTCGATCCATTGCTGCATCACATGCTCGTCGGTAGAGCTGTTGTCGGAGTAGCGCCACTGCACGAATTGCGACCGCGAGCCAGACGACAACGATGATATGTGGTTGCGTTGGCCAATGTCGACCGCGACAACCGCAACACCATCAGGCGATACCAGGGTGACGTTCCACGGATAGGAACTCGTGGCGCGAACTGTGGTGGACGGGATCACGCCAACATCGGCACTGAGATTGTAAGTTCCGGTTCCCCCGGCGCCGGAGCCGAGCGAGGCGATGGTGACGTAGGCGGTGCCGTCGACACCGGTCGACTCCAGCCGCATGCCGACAGCGAAGGTGCCGGTCGACACCGCGGCGACGGTCATCAGCGTGCCGTTAAACGACGCGGTGCCGATACCGAACGGGCCGATGAACACCTGGCTTGCAAACGCCATTAAATTAGTGCCGGAATTTGGCTGCACTTTGAAATAGCCGTCATGCAGCGTGCCGCGCACGGTCGTTGATGGATTGCCGCAATACCAGTCGAACTCGTTTTGCAGCCGGACGTTGGTGTGTGTTCCATTAGCAAGCGGGCTATCAACGGTAACGCTGCCGAACGCTCCAGTTACGCAGTTGTCCGCATCCACGACGCTGTAGCCGCCGACCGCAAAGCAGACGGCGCCCGGAGCGAAGTTATCAGCGAACCCGGATACCCCGGTGTGATATGTGTTAAAGGGGGTCGCGGTGGCCGGTAGCGTAATCACACCTTCCAGCGCATTGAACGTGCTGCGCGGCGGCACATTCAGAATTTTGGCGAAGATATCGACGGCCGAGTTCTGGCCATAGCGTGCCGAGAACGTGTAGCCCGGCACCGGGGGGGTGCCGCCGGCCGTCGCCGGGTCCACCACCGAGGACGGCGCGAACAGGTTCAGCGGGCCGTCGAACGCTGCGTTGAGGTCAGCGGCATACAGCAGCTCGCCGTCGTGCCACGGGTAACCGGTGCCACCGTTGCGTGGTGAACCGCCGAGCCGCGTGATGGCATTCATGACCGTCGCCCCCTAACCGAGAACCGAGTTGCCGCCGACCGTCCAGGCGCGATCGAGGCCGCGGCCTGCCCAGCTCGATGAGTCGCCGCCGCGGAAGCCCGACAATGCTGCTGGCATCGACAGCAGCGGGATCTGTGTGTTCGCCAGGCGGATGGTGTTGAGCGAGGCGCGCGCCTGGCTGAGCAGCAGCGGGCTCACCTGCGCCCCTGGCGAGGCCAGCGCGACGCGCACAGCCAGGTTGTTCACCAGCGCGTCGACGTATTCCGGCGGCAGCGCCAGGTCGTCAGCGACGGTCTGGTAAACCGGCAGCGTCGCCTTGACCGCGAGGCGCATCTCGTAGGCGTTGGCCGGCGGCACCGGCCAGAAATACAGGCGCCCGACCGGAAAGGCGCTGTCGTAGAACACCGCGGCCGGGATCGAGCCGAGATCTTTGATGGTGATGGTCGACCAGTCTTCGCGCGCCTCGATGATCGAGAGGGGGATATCGACATTACGCCCGACAGCGGTGGTCCCGGTGCCGGCGGTCGGCCCCTCCCCGAGCGGAAACGGCAGCATGGCTGGGAGCAGCGCGCCATTGCTGCCAGGACCGCCGCCACCGCCACCAGTGTGCAGCAGCCGCACGAATGCTGCGTGGATCTTGTCGGGGCGCGTGGTGTTGAAGTCCTGGCGCGGCCCGATCGTATAGGACAGCGCGCCGGTTGAGACGAGCGAGATTTCCTGCTCGTTCCACACCAGCCACCGACGTCGCTGCCACTGCGCCAACATCATGACCAGCAGGCTGAATGCGTCGGCCACATCCTTGCTGCCGTCGCTGACGCTCTGCGTATCGGTAATCCGCCCGGCCATGCGCAGTGCCAGGAACAGCGCCTCTATGACGGTCTCTGGCGGGCCTGGGTGCAGCGGCAGTGTCTGGTGCTGGTTGTTGGCCTGCACCAGCTGTAGCGCCATCGTGGCCCGGTCCAGCAGGGTCTTGGAGACCTCGCCCCCGACCCAGTCGCGCAGCCGCACCGCGAGGTTGAGCACGATGGCGTTGCGCACGCCCGATGTGAGGGACAGTGGCGTGTTGAGATTAGAGATGGTCGGCAGTGAGCCGGGGATGACCTTGACGGCGCGCTCGCGGTTCCACTCGTCCAGCATCTCATTCATCAGGGATGCGGCGTCGGTGACGTCTTGCGATCCCGGGGTGAGGCCTTGGGTGTCGGTGACGCGGCCGGCGGCACGTAGCGCGAGGAACACGACCCCATAGCCCGTGCCGTCGTTGTGCGCGATCAGCGGTGCCGGGTTCTGCTGCAGGTTGATTGCCTGGAGCAGCTGCAGGGCGCGATCGGCACGCTCGGTCAATGTCTTCGACACCTCGGCGCCGAATGCATCGCGCAGCCGCACCGCGAGGTTGAGCACGATGGCATTCTTCTCGCCGGGCGTCATGACCAGCGTCGTGGTCAGGCTGGTGATCGGCGGCAGCACGCCGGGGATCACGCGCACGGCGCGCTCGCGGTTCCACTCATCGAGCATTTCATTGAGCATGGACAGAGCGTCGGTGACATCCTGCGATGTCTGGTTGAGGCCCTGTTCGTCATTCACCCGGCCGGCGGCACGCAGCGCCAGGAATATGATGCCGCCGCCTGTGTTGTCGGTGGCGGCGATGATCGGCGCGGCGATATTCTGCAGGTTGATGCTGTTAAACGCTTTGAGCGCCGACACCGCGAGTTGCACGTCGAGCTGAACCGGCGGCAGCGCATAGATTTGCCGCAGCCGCACCGCCATGGTGGTGAGCAGGACGTGTTCGTAATTGCTCCAGAACGGCACGTCGGTGGTGAGATTTGGGAAGCCCGGCAATTCGATGCGGTTGACGCGGACCTCTCGCTCGAGGTTCCACTCGCTGATCATCGCATTGAGGATCTTAAAGCTATCGTTGACGTCATCGGGCATCGGCGTCTGGCCAATGCCGTTGACGCCGGAATTACGCAGCGACAGGAAAACGATGTCGTTGGCGACGGTCATGCTGATGCCTCAGTGAGAGGACAGCCCCGAGGCTGCCGGGTATCACGCGCTCGGGGCCACACGCGTTAGGCGAAGCCCGGCGGGAGGATTGCGGGGCTTCCGGCAGCAAGCTGTTTATGCGGACAGCACGCCGAACCAGGCGCCCGCCAGCGGTGAGATCAGCGTCATCGTCTTGCCGTTCGCGAGCGCGATCCCGGTAGCATTGGCGATGCCGTTGATGGTGTCGGCGCCGGGGGCCGCGAACACCTGAGAACTCGCAGCCCCAGCATTGGTGAGCCACATCACCTGGCCCCCCACGGCGGGCGGCAGCTGCACGCTGTCGGCGGCAGTGGCACAGACCGCGATCAGGGTGCAGGCGGTGCGCACGGGCGTTGCCAGCGCCTGCGTGCCGCCTGCGCGGGCGGTGATGCTGGCGGCCGACCAGCCGTTGCCGCTGGCGAGCTGCGAGATGTCATGCAGCCCGACACCGGTCTGGAAGTTGACGCTGCGGCCGGCGGGATAGACGACTTGGGTTGCCATGACCCGCCCTCCTCAATTCGCGCAGAGGCGAACCGCGAGCTGCGGACGCAACGCCGCAGACCCCCAGAGCACATCTATTCGTATCGGCATCGTGTCGTCGCTGATGCTGTATTGCCGCACGGCGCGCATGCTGATGCCGTCCTTCACAACACGCGACGCCATATCGACCCCGCCCGGCATCACTAAATCCGCAGTGGCGAAGGTGAACGCGTCAGGATGGAACGCGAGGCTGAGCCCGGTTGCTGTGCTGGCGGTATTCATGAACGTGAGCGCCGCAGTCGCGTTGGCGGCGGTGACGACGTTCTGTGACGGGCTGCCGCTGACGCCATTGATGGCCGGCGCGATCGACATATTGCCCGCGCCGCCCGCATAGGCTGCGGTCAGCACGAACTGCTGCAGCACGCCGCTGCTGATCTTAGTTTCGGGATGGCACCGGAAGACGCCAGCGATCGTAAATACATCACCCGCATTGCCTGCGCCCGTGCCGGTGATCACGGCGAGTGTGCTGCCGGTATTCTGATTGGCGACAACGGCGGTGGTGTAAGCGCCACTTTCCGCGCCACGGGTCTGCGTGGTCAAGTGGGTATTCTCCGCCCATTCGAAGCCAGCCGACAGGCCCATCACACCATCGGTGTATTGGCTGCGGATCTCCGTCGATGATTGGAACAACCCCTTGAGGCTGTCGACCATATCGACATTGTCCTGCGTGTTTATGCGCAGCAACCACTGCTTGGATTGTGGCGTCAGGTTGTCGAGCAGCTGCTTGCGGGCCTGCAGCACAGTCTTGAACGTCTGCGCAGCGCCACTCGTCCCAACCTGGTTCCACACTTGCGGCCACATGGCATTGACGAAATCGCTCTCGAGGCGGGCGGCCAACACAGCAATCGCCGGCTCAATGTAGCGAGCGCTGAAGTCATCGATGCTCAACGTCAGCTCAGCGCTGCTGAAGCTAAAGTCGACGTGATACTGGTTGGTGATCGGCAGGCTGACGAATGTCTCGACGGTGTTCTGCAGCGACAGCGCGGGGGTGGTACTGACGGTGTATTGCACCGGCAGGCGGATGCGCAGCGTGCTGCCGATCTTGGCGCCGCTATTGGCGAAGCTGTCATCGTATTGCCGGTTGACCGCGCCAATTATGTTGCACTTCTGGTGCAGTATAGCGAGCGCCTTTGCGGTGATCATATTGATGGTGAGGAGGGTATTGGTAGCGGGCATGACATGCCCCTTTCGTCACACGAGTGCGGGAAAAGGGCTCCTCACCGGCTATGCGGTTCTTGGAGCCTCGATTGCCCGCTGCGACGACAGGGGTAGACACAGCCGCAGGCGGATCAGCACGACACGGCGGATTTAGAGCCTCGCGAGGGCTGGGTGTGCTGTAGCCACAGCGCCATATACCGGGCGCGGCGGTGGCGGGGCTGACCTACCCGCTAGAGGTTAGGCGCTACTTCTTGCGCTGCGCCTCGCGCTTCTTGCTGTAGGCGATCGCTACAGCCTGCTTGACCGGCTTGCCGGCCTTCACCTCGGCCTTGACGTTCGACGTGAACGCCTTGGGTGATGTGCTGGTCTTGAGTGGCACATATCCCTCCGCAGTTAGAGGATTGCCGAAGACATACTGGATGTCTCCATCACCACACTCGCAACTCAAGTCGGATAGCGACAGGCTAAAATCGACTTGATGCTCGGGGAAGATTATGGGCGGAAGCACAACACGTCCCATCACCGCCTCGATCGGTGGCGCTCGAGATCCTTCTTCAGGTAGTAGTCGGCGAGCGCCTCGGGGCTTGCGGTGTATTCGTTGAACACGGGCGACGCGCGTCCCGTCACCGGGCGCACTGGAGCCGGCGCCCGGGTGGCGGGCAGGGGTGCGGCCGCACGGGCATGTCCGTTGCCGTTGTCGGCCCCCAGCGTCGCGGCATACTTGCCCAGCGCGACAGCCCGCGCCCTCTCGCTCCGCAGCCCGGCAATGCGCTCGACCTCGGCCGGATCGGCGGCCAGGGCGCCGGCAACACGCACGCCGTCAGGCATCTCGACCAACAACTGCGCAAAATTCGCATCGGCGCCCATCTTGATCAGATCGTCGCAGCGCTGGTTCCAGTCGCCGTATTCGGTCGCGCCCTGTTCGTGAAAGCGCTCGGTGCGGATCTGCGCCTCGACCTCGGCGCGGATAGCGACACGCTCGCGCTGATAGCGTTGCTCGGGGGTTTCCTCGCCCTGTGGCTGCGCCACGGCCTGGCGGCGATAGAACTCGAGTTCCGCTGCCTGCTGGGCCTGGAGCCTCTCAGCGGCGCTGAGCTTGGCCGTGATGGCGGCGAAGCGGCGGTCGCCCCGGCTCTTACGTTCGGCCTCTTCCTCGGGCGTCGCCTCTGGAGCGTCGTCCGGTGCCGGTGTGGACTCTGGTGCGGGCGTGGACGCGGGTTCGCGTTCCGGCTCGGCCGGGTGTTCAGTCGTCTCGCTCATGGGGCGCTCGTCGGTGAGGGTTAGCGTGGGGCGTTGGGTGCCACGTCGTGGACGATCGTCGCCGGCTCGTCAGGCGTGAGTGTGGGCTGTGCCAGGGCGCCATGGGTCACGGCAGCGGCGGCTTCCAGCTCGAGGATGCGGGCGCGCAGGCGCTCGATCTCGGCATGCGCCTCGGCCAGGCTGTTGGGGGTGTCGTCGCTCATCTTTGGGAAATCCACAGCGGTTATGCTATATGCGGGGCGGGACCGGTGTTTGCGCGCCGGCCCCACCCCTAGCGACGCCCCTTGGCGAGAAGGAACGAGGCATGACGCGCACTATATCCGATTGGTCCTGGGACCAGACAGAAGCCGCCGACGCGTTCGTGGCGAACGCCGAGCGCTGGGGGACCGCCCCCGCGCTAGCCCGGGCCGTCGCGCGGATCGCTGAAGACACCGATGAGGCAGTCGCCATCCTCGAGTTCATTGGCGAGTATCGTCAGGCTGCAGGGCATTAGCCGCCGCGCCTGCGCCGACCGTCGCGGCGAGTGGCGACAGCAGGGGCTTCTTGCCGCGCACGAAGTCGAGCAGCGCCTTGGTGGGTGTGCCGCCACGCTCGGCGGCGGTCTTCTGCAGGCGGCCCTCGACGGCGCCCATAAAGGATGTCGGCAGCGAGCGCAGGCCCGTCACGCGCCCCCCGCCCACCCACAGCGCCGCCTGCAGTTGCGCGGGGCTCAGGCCCATCTCGCGCGCTAGATCCTGCTGGAAGCCCTCCAGGGCGGCGTAGTGGTTGGCCTCGGGCACGTCCTTCCAGGCCTGCGGTATTTCCAGCATCTGGTCGATCGTGAGGCGCCCCGATTTGACCTCATCGCGCCAATTGATCTTGTCGCCCTTCTGCACGCCGATCGACGGGTAATTAACGTCGGCAGTCTGCGTCGTGTTGAGGAATTCCGGGTTTTTCGACAGCATGCCGATGAGCCGCAGATTGTGCTTGTCCACCGTCACCGGCTCCTGATTGCCCGACAGGTTGGCATCGAATGACGCACGCTTCGGGCGCATCTCGGGATCGAGCGGGTTGCCGCCTGCAATATCGGAATAGGCCCCAAATTGGGTGTTTTGCATCTTGTGGCCGTAGGGCGAGATTAGATCATCAACCGACTGCACTGGGTCGCCCTGGCGTTCCTTGACGTTGTAGTAGCTCGCCGTCCGAATGTTCTGGGACACGTCGGAGCCGGCCGAAACAGCCCCCACCGTCCGCATGTATTTGCTGAATGTGGCGTTGCCCTCTTCCGGCCCCAGCTCGGTGACGAAGGCGAGGCGCAGCGGCTCGGCGTTATACCAGTAGGCGCCGCCGGTCTTCAGCCCGGCCTCGGCCACCGTCCGCAGTTTCCCGCGGATGTCGGGATCGGTGGTGGCGTCGACAATGTGCGGCGGTAATCCCTTGCGGCGCCCAGCCTCGGGATCGATGCGCGACAGCGGTTCCTGCGGGACATCCGGCACGCGCCAGGTATCGGACAGGTCGAACACCTGGCCAGGCCGCACTGGCGAGCCCGATTGGACCAGGCTCTCGGGCACCGGGC